AAAGTCTGATTGATGAATATCGAAGAGTTGAAATGGACAGAGACAGATGGGACTGCTTCAAGGAGGACTAATGACTACTAAGTTGTGGAATGCTCTTTCAAAAGAAGAACAGGATAAGAGAACAACACTTCAGATAGTTACTGAAGAAGAGATGCTTGCTCTGTCAGAGAACAAGTATTGGGAAACTTATAATGCAAACCCTGATGAAGCTGTTCCAGAACAAACTTTAATTGATGCTTGTGTTATCAATCTCACTCCTTTTTATCAGCAGTGGATTGATACAATATTACATAACAGAAAGACTCCTGATTGGGCTGTGCCTTTGTTTGCTGTAGGTGCTGCTAAGATGGCAGACATTACAGTTAGATCCTTGATTCTTGAGTGGTTTAACTCATCTTTCTGGGAGCGTAAGTACGAAGGAGATTTGTTTCCTCTGCCTACTGCTCAGCATATTTCACATGTCATATCAGAAATGGTGATTGAGATTGTTGCCTATCAACAAGCCAAGAAACAATTCAGGGAAGACTGGCTTAAGCAATCTCACTACCAAAAGAAGTGGACTACTAAGCGGTGCAAAGCTTTTGCATACAAGATGGGTACACTGAACAAGAAGAACTTTAGTAGGAAACAACGAGAAGACTTTGGACATCATATGCTGCGTATTGCAGAGATGTCTGAGATTATTCAGCTCAAGAACATTCGCAAGCATACTGGAAAGCGATGGACAGAACGAGTTGTTGTTACCTTTACTGATGACATTCTTAGTGAGTTGCATAAACGACATCAAGATGTCATTGCTAAAGCAGCATTACTGTATCGTCCAATGATTGTTCCACCTGTAGAGCATACGCTTACCAGCAGCGGAGGTAATCTACTCCAGTATGTTCGTAAGCCTGTGGTACAGAAGTTCAAGGATGTTATGTGGGATGAGAAGGTAAATCAAAAAGGTAGTACTCCATCTCAAACTGTAATTGATGGTCTTAATGCAATGATGCATACTGAATGGACCATTAATACCAAGGTTCTTGAGGTAATGGAGAACTTGTTTAAGAACAATACACAGGAAGCTAATCTACCCGCGTATGACTTCTCAGCGTTTGACTTTGCCGAACCATATCCAGATACTGGATCAAAGGAAGATCAAGCAAGATGGTGTGCTCAGAAGGAAGAAGCTTACAGTAATTGGTATAAGGAAGAACAATTGCGTTGTCGTATGCTTGTCAGGCTACAGCTTGCTAAGTATTTGATTTCACAAAAGTTCTTCTATCATATCTTTACTTGTGACTTTAGAGGTCGTGCTAACTCTGCATGTGATCTCTTATCACCACAAGCATCTGACTTTGATCGTGGTCTTATTATGTTTGCAGAGCCACGAAAGCAGACACTAAGTGGTAAGTATTGGTTACAAGTTCATGTCGCCAACCTATTTGATCAGGACAAAATTCCTTTTGATCAACGAGTCAAGTGGGTGCAGGATAACATGGATATGTTTAGGCGGATCAATGACAATCCTTATGACACTCGTAAGTTATGGGTGTCAAGTAAGAAAAAAAAGAATCCTAGCTTTCAGAGGTTAGCTGCTGTGTTTGATCTGTGTCGTACCGATGGTATGACTCAGGTTGCAGTACAGATGGATGGATCTTGTAATGGTGTTCAGCATTGGGCTGCGCTTATGCGTGATCCTGATCTAGCCAATAAGGTTAATCTAATCAAGACAGTTCAGCCACAGGATTTATATCAGTTTGTTGCAGACAGTATGACAGAGAATATGATTCTCGTTAAAGAAGAAGACAGCAACAAGGGGCGGTGGGCAAGTAAGTTTCTTGAGCATTGGAAAGGGGACATTGATCGCTCCGTAGTTAAGAGAGCGGTAATGACTGATCCGTATGGTGTTACCTTCTATGGTATTCGCAGATACTGCAAGACAGAAGGACATCTTGATTGGGTAGGTAAGGAACACATTGCTGGTGCAGTAATGGAGCTTGCCACCTTTATTGATAAGGCTCTAAAGGGTACATTGATTGAACCCAACAAGGGAAAGGCTTGGCTCAAGGTTACGGCTAATATGTTCTCTGAGGTAGGAAAGAATGTTGAGTGGACTACGCCTTGTGGCTTTAAGGTTGTCCATCAGTACTATGAGATATTAACTAGACGATCAGTAGCCAAACTGTTCGACATGAAAGAGTTGCACTTTGGTGCGCCGGATAAGGAAACAATAGATGGAAGCTCAGTTAATCTGGCTATCTCTCCAAATTACATACACTCGTTGGATGCGAGTCATATGTGGTCTACCATCAAACGGATGACTGATTCAGGTATCAATCAATTAAGTATGATCCATGATTCATATGGTTGCCCTGCTCCAGATGTCTCTCTTATGAGAGCTTATACTAAGGAGGAGTTCCATAAGATGCACAGCACTAATCTGCTTGCAGACATGCGGAAAGAACTTATGTTAAATATTGGTATTGAATTACCAGCTACTCCCGAAGTGGGATCATTTAATATTGATCATGTGCTAGATGCAGAATACTTCTTTCAATGAAAGATAAAGTGTATAGAGTAACAAGTGAAGGAGACATGGAAGAAGCGGTTAAGTTATTTACTGCTTTGGCTATGTCAAAGAAAAAGCGTAAGAAGTTATCCCTTTGGTTTGCAACTGAAGCATTCAGTGATATCTTCTTGAATGCTGCGTATACGGAGTTCTCGCTTAAGAACATACCACCGCAGCCTAACATGAACATTAATATTTTTATTGGAGGCAATGGTGAAGACGATTTGGAAACCGAACAAGATTCTTAATGGAAAGAGTTGGCGTTGGGGTGATCTCTATGACAGCTGGAATCAGCAGCAGAAGGATCACTTTGATGGCAAGCTTGATGTCTATGCGCCAATCAATGGACTCCCTCCACTTGCTCAGCAATGGAAGGAAGATTATAAACGGAGACATAAGAAGTGAGTAGAGTTTTGATTATCGGAGACACGCACTTCCCCGCAGTACTTGATGGCTACCTTCAGTTTGTGAAAGATGTCAAGAAGGAATATAAGTGTGACAAGGTTATTCATATCGGTGATGTGATCGACCACCATTGCATCTCGTTCCATACTAAGCACCCGGAACATCCCGGTGCTGTGTCTGAGTACAAGCAAGCAATAGAATGCATCAAGGAATGGAAGGCTGCATTCAAGAATATGATTGTCACTGTAGGCAATCACGATGAAAGAGTGCGCCGACTCGCAGGGGATGCTGGCATTCCCGACTTTTACATTAAGAGTTTCAATGAGATTTATAACACAAGTTGGCAATGGGTTAAGAACCACACTGTTGATGGTGTGTTTTATTATCATGGCGTTGGGGGTGGCGGTCTTTATCCTGCTTTCAACACTGCTAAGGGTATGGGTATTTCTGTGGTTGCTGGTCATCATCATTCTTGCGCCGGAATTAACTGGCAAGTTAGCCCAATGCATTCACTCTTTGGAATGAATGTCGGGTGTGGTGTAGATCGCAAGCACCTTGCTATGAAGTATGGTGAAGACCATATTAAGAAGCCTGTGATTAGTTGTGGCGTTGTCGTTGATGGCAAACCATACATGGAAATGATGAATCTTTAAGTTAGCCCTATGGTTGGGGCTACAGATATATCTGTATATCAGAAAGGAAATATAAACTATGAGTAATGAAACCGAAAGGATTGAAGGTACTGTTGTTAGTGAATCAACAACTCCCGCACAGGAAATGGTTCCTGCTATCCGTAGTGATAGCGTAGTTGCGTATCTCAGCGGACTTGCTACCGGGCTGAGTGCTATTGTCAATGATCTCAATATGCAAGTGAATCAAATCACTGGCGAAATGAATAAGGATAAGACCACTAATGGTTAATAAAAAGATGAAGAAGATACCTCAGTTTGTAACTGAGGTTGTTGAGGTTAAGTGGAGCAATCTCCTCAAGCCGGATACGGCATTTGGTGAAGCTTCAGCCAACCACAATATTACGATCCTTCTAGATAAGACTCTTGAAAAGAAGCTTGCTGAGCTACTCAAGCAGTCTGGTGCTAAGAAGATCAATGGTATCATGGAGAAGGATGGAGTCAAGACATTCAAGGCTAAGAGCCGTATGTATGTTGAGCAGGGTAAGTTCCCTTGCGTAGACTCTGCTGCACAGGAAACTGATTCAGTACCCTTTGGTGGTGACAAGGTTCGTTTGAAGCTTGCTCCTGCTGTTGTCGCCCGTGATAATAGTCTTTCTGTTTACCTTAATGGTATTCAGATTGTAGAGAAGAATGCCAACAATGTAACCGGATCTACTGGCGGTGGCTTTAGTGCTGTCGATGGTGGGTTTGTTGGTACATCCGCCACTAAGTCTGCGCCCAAAGTCGAAGAGACTGAGGACGAAGATCTTCCATTCTAATTGAACTGGAAATTTAATATCAATCCCGTGGCTGCTTCAAGACCACGGGTTGGTAAGTGGGGTGCTTACTATACAGGAACATACAAAGAGTTCAGGGAGAAAGCTTCTGAGATTGTATGGGATACCATTGGTACTGATTGGCAAGCCCTTGAGGGTGAGCTATCAGTAACAATGGAGCTGTATGTAAAGCAACCAAAATCTACTGAAAGAGATTGGCCTAAAGCAGACATAGACAACTTTGCTAAGGCTGTGCTTGACACAATGAATGGTAAAATCTGGAAGGATGACTCCCAGATTACATCACTCTATGTCTCTAAGCAGTGGGCAAAAAAAGGTGAAGACGGTTATTTCACATTAGAAGTATCTAACTAAAGGGAGAGGGGAGAAATCCCCTTTCCTTTTTTCAAAAGGAAAAGTATGTACGATAAGATTTCAGTTGAGTTGCTCAACAAGATGGGTACTGATAGTACTGTTGTTGATGCTGCGCGTGTGTCTTTTAACAAGATCGCATTTAACTACACACCAACACAGAATGAGAAGTTGATTAAGTATTTGGCTGAGCATAATCACTGGAGTCCTTTCGCACACTGCACACTTCAGTTTAGAATCAAGGCTCCGATCTTTGTTGCACGACAGTTGCAGAAGCATCAGGTAGGCTTTGCTTGGAATGAGATTAGCCGTAGATATGTAGACTATGAACCTACTTTCTGGTCACCATATAATAAGTGGCGTAGTCGTGCTGAAAACAAGAAGCAAGGTTCTGCTGATGAACTAGTAAGAGATAATCTTGTATCTCAGGAACATTACGATGAAGCAATCCATAATGCTAAGCTATCGTATCAGTTACTACTTGCTTGTGGTGTTTGTCCAGAGCAAGCTAGATCTATCCTACCACAGTCTATAATGACTGAGTGGTACTGGACAGGTTCACTCTATGGCTTTGCCCGTGTATGTAAGTTGCGTCTTGATCCTCATGCTCAGGCTGAATGTCGGGAAGTAGCCAAGGAAATTAATGACTGCTGTGCTAATACATTTCCGATGTCTTGGAAGGCTTTAAATGGAACGATGGCTTGATCTAGCAAAACATATTGCATCTACTACAGATAGAGATAGAGCACACATCTCTTTGATTGTTCGTAAGAATCAGTTAGTAGCTGTCGGAACTAACAATTGGAAAACGCATCCTAAGACTGTAGAGTATGGGTATATGTATCCATATCTACATTCAGAGTTAGATGCATTCCGCAAAATAAAGATACCAATGGATAAGCTTACTTTATTTAACTTCAGAATTAGTAAGACAGGTAATCTTGGTATGTCTAAACCATGCAAGTATTGTATACCTTGGTGTTTAGAAATCTTTGATCGTATTGTTTTTACTAATGACAAAGGAGAATTTGAGTGTTGCAAATGCTAAATGAACTTGAAGAAAAAGTTTATGCTCTGGTTTCAATTAACCATAAGCTTGGTCGTATTGAAACAGATGGATCAACTACACAAATTAAGTATAACAAGTTATCCGATGAGCGTGATAAGATAAGAACAGAAGTTGCTATGCTTTTTAAATCTCTAAAAAATTATTACCCAAATCAATTAGGTTGGGGCAAAGGAAAAGACGAATGAATAATGAAATGGTTAATGAAGAGTGGCTTCAAATGAACTTTCCTATTGGTACTGGGCCACAGATTATAGAGAATGCTTGTCTTGATCCTTCTAATCGTCACTATATGACTATTCAGTTTGGTAAAGATGAAGAGTCAGCATTCTTTATGATCAATGAAACCACAGATAATAAGTATGGTATTCAAGGTTTACGATCACACAATGATAGAACTGTATTCTCTTTTGCAATGTCAAGAGAACTACTGTTAAAGATTGTTCGTGTAATTCAGGCAAATAACTACATCCAATATAATGATGACATGCGTGAGTGGTGAGATATAAATGAATGAGTTTATTCCAAAAGAAAACAGAATGTCCGCGTTGTGTCGCTAATGGTGAAGACCGTAGCGGAGATAATCTCGCGGTCTATGATGACCATGTGTATTGTTTCAAGTGCAGCTATTACCGTAATACAAAAGGAAAAGAGATGACTGATGACATTGCTACGATTCAACCAAAAGAGTTTAAGACTCTCACTGGTTCTTACATTGATCTTGAAGATCGCGGTATTACGGAAAAGACTTGTAGACTTTATGGCTATCAAGTAGCCAAAGTTAATGGCAAGGAAGTTCAGATTGCTAACTACTATAACAACGGTGAACTAATTGGTCAGCATCTCCGTGGTCCTAACAAGCAGTTTGCTTGGAAGGGATCAGCTAAGGGTGCTGAACTTTATGGTCAGAACCTTTGGAAGAATGGTGGCAAGCGACTTGTCATTACCGAAGGTGAGATCGACTGCATGACTGTTAACCAAGTACTTGGTGGTACTTGGCCTGTAGTATCCATCCCAAATGGAGCGCAGTCAGCAGCCAAATCTATCCGTGATAACCTAGAGTTTGTTAACTCTTACGCAGAAGTTGTTCTGTGTTTCGACATGGATGAGCCGGGTATTAAAGCTGCTAATGAGGTTGCTGAACTGTTGCCTCCGGGTAAATGTAAGATTGTCAAGCTTCCTTACAAGGATGCTAATGAGTGTTTTGTTAATGCTCAGACTAAGCAGCTTGTGTCTGCTATCTGGGAAGCCCACCAATATTCTCCAGATGAGATTCTACATATCTCAAAAATCGTGGATACATCGGAGACTGTTAGTGCAACAAAGGTATATCCATTCCCATATGATGGTCTATCAGAGTTCCTGATTGGTCAGCGTGGTGGAGAGATTACTCTATGGGCATCTGGTACTGGCTCAGGTAAGTCTACCATTCTCCGTGAGCTTATGATGCATCACCTTATCGAAGGTCGAAGTGTTGGTTGTATCATGCTTGAAGAGTCTCCACAAGAGACAATGGATGACATAATTAGTCTGATGCTAAACAAACCAGTCCGTGCTATTCGTGCTTGCCGTATGATGAATGAGCTGCGTGTTCAGATGGGAAAGAATCCAATCAACATGCACATGATTGATGATCTTACTGATGAAGAATACTATACTGCCAAGCGTAAGCTTAGCGAGACTAGCTTATACATCTATGATCACTTAGGCAACAACGCAATGCAGAATCTACTTGCTCGTATGGAGTTCATGACTGTGTCGCTTGGTGTTCAGGTCATTGTACTTGATCACATTACAGCAGCAGCTGCGGGTCTTATGGGTATGGCAGACAAGGATGTTGAGGGTGGTGGCTCAGAGCGAATCATCATCGACACTCTTATGAAGGAACTGAGAGCATTGGCTGTCCGCACTGGTGTTCATATCGACATTGTATCTCAGCTAAAGAAATCAGAGAAGGCTTATGAAGAAGGTGATCGAATTACTTTGCAAGATCTGCGTGGCTCCGGTGCTTTGGCTAGTGTACCTAATACAGTCATTGCCCTTGAGCGTGATCGACAGAACACAGACCACAAGATTGCTAATACTACAATTGTTCGTGTTCTCAAGAATCGCCTTACAGGTCGGGCTGGTATTGCAGCAACACTATTCTATGACCACACTACTGGTCGTTTGAAAGAGATCGGCTTTGCTATGGCAGAGGATGGATCTATAGTCTTTGAACCAGAGGAGAACTAAATGAAAGTATGCGTCCTTGATATCGAAGGTAACGGACTTGGTGAATTGATCCTTGACAGTAAGGGTAAGCCTTATACAGAAGCTACCAGAATTCTGTGCGCCGCTACTAAGGTCAATGACGAAGAACCTATCCTTTGGCTTGAACATCAGATGAAAGATCTGATCAAGTATCTCAGTGAGATGCCCGTGATTATCGGACACAATATCTGGGGATACGATTTTCCCGTGATGCGTAGACTTCATGGAATGGCTCGACCGAAGTGTATTGTTGATACATTAGTTATCAGCAAGTTGATGCATCCAGATATCAACAATCACCCACTAGGTGATAATTCTCTGGAGTCTTGGGGTAAGTATCTTAAGTTCCCTAAGATGGATTACAAGGGTGGATGGAACCAGTACTCAGATGAGATGGGTACTTACTGCTTGCAGGATGCCAGACTAGGCATGGCTATCTATGAAGCCCAGAAGCAATTCATTACAAAGAACAAAGAACTGGTTCGCTTTGAGAGTCGTGTATCCGAAGTTCTAATGGAGCAAATTGAACATGGATTTAATTATGACAGTGATGCAGGAGACAAGTTGTATCAAGAACTTATGCTTGAAAAACTTGGCATCGAAGATGAAATGCGTGAGATCTTTCCTGACAAGATCATCATTCGCCACTCTGAAAAGACTGGCAAGAGACTGAAGGACAAGATTGAAACATTCAATCCCGGTAGCCGACAGCAGATTGCATCCCGTTTAAATGAAAAGTATGGATGGAAGCCACCCCTGACTGAGAAGGGAAACCCCAAGGTAGACGAAGCAGTGCTTGCTACCCTTGATTATCCCGAAGCAAAGAAGCTGACTGAGTATTTCAATACCGTCAAGCTAATGGGTATGGTTGAAGATTGGAACACCCGTGTATCATCTAGCAGAGATCACCGTATCCACGGTAACATCAATGCTCAAGGTGCTGCTACTGGTCGTTGTACACACAGCCAACCAAACATTGCTCAGGTAAGTGGCGACCATCGTGCAAGAGAATTGTGGGTTGCTGATGTTGGTGAGTCTTTAGTTGGTGCTGACTTATCTGGTCTTGAGCTGCGTATGCTTGCTCACTTCATGGCTAAGTATGACAATGGTGAGTATGCTAAGGTTCTCCTAACTGGAGACATTCATACACACAATCAACATGCTGCTGGTTTGTCCAGTCGTTCCCTTGCCAAGTCATTCATCTATGCCTACCTTTATGGTGCGGGTGATAATAAGATTGCTATGGTATGTGACTGCTCTGTTGATGCTGCCCGTAAGTTGCGTGATCGTTTCCAGAAAGAAATCCCCGCACTTGCCAAAGTACAGGATGCTGTACGCTATGAGACAATCAAGACAGGTAAGGTGCGACTACCCGATGGTAGAGCTGTACCAGTCCGTAGCGAACACGCTGCCCTCAACACGCTCTTGCAAGGCTCAGGAGCCATTGTATCGAAGTACTGGATGGTTGAGGCTAACAAAGCAGCGGCAAGGCTACGAGCCAAGCAGCTGGCTTATATCCATGATGAATTGCAGTACAGTTGTCCCAAGGCTGTTGCCGATGAGTTTGGCAAAGCTGTGACTGCTGCTGCAACAACTGCTGGTGAGCAGCTTAATCTTAACATTCGTATTGATGCTGAGTATCGCATCGGTAATAATTGGGCAGAAACCCACTAAGGAGTAATATGAGTTCACTTACTGTTTACATTGCTGGTCCTATGCGGGGATACCCGAACCATAACTTTGAAGCTTTCTATATTGCTGAGAAGAAGTGGGTAAAGAACCCAATGATTGAAAAGATTTATAACCCTGCTCGTATGGATGAGGATGAAGGCTTTGATCCATCCACAGCAGAAGATTCCAAAGAACACCTCCGGTCATGCATGAAGAGGGATTTAAATGCTATCCTAAACTGCAATGCTATGGTTATGCTTCATGGATGGGAGCATTCCGAAGGGGCTAGAGTTGAACATTCACTCGCAACATATTTAGGGATGCCAATCTTCTATGAAAGTTAATGCTAAAATTTGTTTCTATAAATTCAAGCCACTACAAGCGTGGCGTTATACTTTTATTCGTGTACTGACTAATGCAAAACATACTCATGCACACCTTGAGTTTAATACTGAACCACCAATAGCAGTTATTGTTATTGACGGTAAGGCAGCTGAAGTTACAAAAGTTGCTACTCTTTCTAAGTTAAAGGTACAAAAGTATTACGAATATAATATAGGTGATCTATCTTTGTCTTCTGCTGACTTTGACTTCTTTATGAAGTATCGACAGCCCAATGCAGCTAAGATGATCTTTTACTATGCAGTTGGTCGTTTCTTTGGTATGAAGAAGCCAGCTAGTTGTGTTACTTTTATCTGTGATTATTTAAAGTTTAAAGGTTGGGATGTCCCCGATCTCTTCAGTCCAAAGGAACTATGGGAGAGTTTACATGCTGATAATAATGATCGGTGGAAAGGCCCGAGTGGGCAAAACAACACTAGCCAAATGGCTAAGTGAGTATGCTTATAATGAAGGTTATACTCCTGTAATCCTTCCCTTTGCCAATGCACTCAAGCAAGAAGCAGAAGCCAAAGGATATTCAAAGGATAAGAATCCAGAAGAGTATCGTACTTTTTGTCAGACACTAGGCTCAGACATGCGAAATAAAGACTCAGACTATTGGGTAAAGCGGTTTAGAGAAAAGATTACCAACATGTATGAGCAAGAAAAAGCTGCTCTTGAAGCAGAACCAGACACATGGCATGAGAAGGTCGTCATTGTTGATGACTGTCGATACATGAATGAAGTGGCTGCTGCCCGTGACCTACGAGCATTGACAGTCTTTGTAGCAGCAGGAAAGCGTAAGCTACCTGAAGCTCAGGCTGAATGGCGTAACCATGAGTCTGAAGCTTTAGCTAACTCAATGGAAGATAAAGATAAAAATTATACAGAAGTATTTGATTATGTCCTTTACAACAATGGAACTGAAAAACAATACAAGGATAAGGCAATTCAAAAGTTTGAAGAATGGTTTCACATTCTTTCTGATGGGTTGTTAGGAAACCTTTGTACTTGTGAGTTGTGTCAGGCATCCCGTGAGGATCGAAACCCAAATGAAAAACAAATCATTCAAGACATTTTGAAACTAATAGACGAGGAGAAAGACAATGGAAAGACCTGATGTTGCTGTTTTGGATGGAGACATCCTGTGTTATCGCGCTGCTTTCTGGGCAGACCAAGAGGGTGTTGAATATCTAGAAGAGCGGCTATCCCATGATGTCAAGGCTTGGACACCAGTGGGTATTAAAAAGGTTTACATTGCTATGTCATGTAGTAGGAAGGATAACTTTAGAAGAGACTTCTGGGAATCATATAAGGCTCACCGGGATGTCCGTAAGCAGACCCCTGAAAGCATGGACTATGCCCTTGAACTTATCCATCAACATGACATTCTTACAGTTCCCCGGTTAGAGGCCGATGATATTATGGGACTTATGGCTTCCTCTGGAAAAGGGATTGCCGTAACCATAGATAAAGATCTCCGGTCTGTACCGGGGTGGCATTGGAATCCAGACAAGGAACATGGACCAGATATTGTGGATGAGTATACTGCTGACTATAACTTCCATAAGCAGTGGATAACAGGGGATACGACTGATAATATTCCCGGTATATGGAAGTGGGGGCCAGCTAAGGCTGAGAAGTGGCTAAAGAATGTAAACCCCCGTAACTGGTCGGTTGCTGTGTTGGCAGCTTATGACCAAGCTAAGACCGCAGATGGCGGTAAATACGATTATGAATACTGCTTGGCTATGGCTAGGTCTGTTCGCATCCTACGGAATGGTGAGTATGACAAGGTTAACAAGCAGATAAAATTATATTGCCCAATAGTTGGGGCTACTGAAGAACAAACCCTAGGAGATACTAATGGATACTAAAGTTACTTGCTTTGATACAAACTCAGCTACCTTTACTGATAGCAATAATTACAATACTTCTACTTATAACCATAAGTCAGAAGGTATCCCTATGGTTCTTAATAGTGACTATTGTAAACCAGAGTATAAAACCAAGGGTGCTGCTGGGGCTGATCTTAAGTCTGTCCTTCATATTGCTTTAACTCCGGGTGTTGGTCATATGATTTCGACCGGAGTATCCTTTGCTATTCCAGAGGGATTCGTGGGTCTTGTATTCCCACGGTCTGGTCTGGCAACCAAAGGTATTACCCTTAAAAATTCTGTTGGTGTTATTGACTCTGATTACCGTGGTGAAATCATGGTATCTTTGATTAACAACTCAACTGAGACTGTCGAAATCAATAAGGGTGATCGCATTGCCCAGATTGTTTTCCTACCTGTTACCCAGTTTACATTCATCTCTGTCGATAAACTTCCAGAGACTATGCGTGGAACTGGAGGTTTTGGAAGTACAGGTTTATAAGAAACTAGCCATTTAAGAAGGACAGATATGGATACATTTCAAAACTTTATTGCCATCTCTCGGTACAGCCGATGGATGGATTCTGAATCTCGCCGTGAAACTTGGGATGAAACAGTTGATCGTTGGTGGAATTACTTTACAACCAAGGTTCCTGCCCTAACTTCACGCCCAGATATTCGTGATGCAATTCTAAACCTTGAGGTATTACCCTCAATGCGTGGGCTTATGACCGCAGGACCAGCTTTGGACCGCGATCATACAGCCCTTTATAATTGCTCATACCTTGAGATCGACTCACCAAAGTCATTCTCAAATCTAATGTACATTCTAATGTGTGGTACTGGTGTTGGTTATACTGTTGAGCGTAGATGTACAGACAAGATGCCAACTGTTCCGGTAATACACAAGATGTTTGATAATGTAATGTTTGTAGAAGATAGTCGTGAGGGTTGGTGCAATTCACTCCACAACCTAATTGATAATCTCTACAAAGGTGTCCACCTAAAGTGGGACACTAGTAAGGTACGCAAGGCTGGAGAAAAGCTCAAGACTTTCGGTGGTCGCGCAAGCGGTCCTGCTCCTCTTGAAGAAGTATTCCGCTTTGTTGTTCAGACTTTTTACAAGGCTCAGGGACGAAGACTCACTCCGCTTGAGTGTCACGACATTTGCTGCAAGATTGCTCAGTCAGTCATCGTTGGTGGCGTTCGCCGCTCAGCAATGATTTCCCTCAGTGATCTCGCGGATCGTGAGATGGCAACATGCAAGAGTGGTGCTTGGTGGGAATCATCAGGACACCGCGCCCTAGCCAATAATTCCGCTGTGTACAATGGTCGCCCTTCAATGGGACAATTCCTAGAGGAGTGGACTGATCTGTACAACTCTCACAGCGGAGAGCGCGGTATCTGCAACCGTGATGCGATGAGAGCTATTGCAGCTAAGGCTGGTCGTGATATTGATATACCTTATGGGACCAACCCTTGTTCTGAGATTATTCTCAGACCTAATCAATTCTGCAACTTATCGACCGTTGTGGTCCGCGCTTCAGATACACCTGAGACATTAGCTAAGAAGATTGAGATGGCTACAATCATTGGTACAATCCAAAGCATGTTCACTCACTTCCCTTATCTTTCCCGTGAGGACTCCTCATGGACAAAGAACTGTGAAGAAGAAAGACTGCTTGGCGTATCAATGACAGGCATCTTTGATAACAAGCTAATGTCTGGCATTCTTGGTTACGGAAAACTTAAGCATGTTCTTGAGAACCTCCGTGAGATTGCAATCAAGACAAACCTTGATTGGGCTAAGCATTTAGGTATTAATCCAAGCAAGTCAATTACTTGTATTAAGCCAGAGGGAACTACCTCATGCTTGGCTAACTCAGCCAGTGGTCTTCATCCACGATATGCTGAGTACTACTATCGCAGAGTTCGTATCGACAAGAAAGACCCTATCTATCAATTAATGCGTGATGCTCAGGTCATGGTAGAAGATTGTGTAATGAATCCTAATTCAACAGCTGTCTTTACCTTTGCTCAGTCTGCTCCATCTGGTTCTCTTACCCAAGATGAACTACAAGCTATCGACCACCTTAATCTGTGGTTAGCTTATCAGGAGTATTACTGCCAGCACAAGCCAAGTATTACTGTCAACTATTCAGATAGTGAGTTCATGCCAGTAGGACAGTGGGTATGGGAGAACTTTGATAAGATCTCCGGTATCTCTTTCCTACCAAAGTCTGACCATGTATATGCTCAAGCTCCATTTGAAGCAATTACTAAAGAAATATATGATGCATATACAATAGTTCCTGTTGATTTTAATAACCTATTTTTCTATGAAAAGACAGATACAACTACATCCTCTCATACAATGGCATGCACTGCTGGTGCATGTGAGATCATAGATCTTAAAGGATAACATATGGCTACAAAAGAAGAGTTGCAAAGACAACTAGCAACTATTGAAGCTGGTCTTTTAGATTTTACAACTGTTGGTGAAGCATCTTTTTTAAAACAAACAGGACAAAGTAAGTTAACAACACAAGAACTTCCTAGTTATAGTGATGTTTATAATAAAGAGTTTGAGGCTATAAAAGATATTCAATTCTCTATTGGTGAAGATGCATCTACAACTGCTACTACTGATAGATCATTCTATGTTTTTGATCCCACAAGAATAGCTAAACAAAAAACAGAACAAGCAATTGAAACAGTAAAACAAGCTAACTTAGCTGCCGCTAAGCAACAAGAAGATATAAAACAATTCTTAGCATCTGAAAAAGAAAGTGCTAAGTCTGCTGTTCTTCAAACTTATCTTTCTGGAATTCTTAATCCTACGCTAGCGCGTGGAGAAAGAAATCCTTTTGAGTGGGATGAGGTTGATTTAAATACAGCAAGTGGACTTGCTAGATGGAAAAAATCTAGAAATCGTGAAACTTTAAGACCATCTTTTTCTACTATAGGAAACAAAAGAGTACGAACAGGTCCAACTTACTTAGTTAAACTAACGGCTGAAGAATCTGCTGCTAAGCGGAAGCTTACAGAGTCTATTGAAAAAACAAGATTCATGGAAAGCACTGAGTTACAAAAGACTTACGCAGAAAAATATAGAGCGCAATTAAAAGAACAATTAAAGAAAATGAAATAAATTATGGTAACTAATATTCAATCTGCAAAAACAAAATTAACACTTGCTTCAGGTATTGATTTACCTGAAGTAAAGTTAATGCTAAAAGACATCTATGCAAAACTAGATGAACTAACAAATGAAATCAGAAAAGTATCCGAGAATCGACCCAGAATTAATAAAGATTCTGGAAGAACTTTATAAACCTTTAGAGTATGACCCCGATGTTAATGAACTAAAGTTTGTAAGACAAGCTGCGTTCAGAGCAGGACAGATAGAAGTTGTCAATAAACTAAAAGCTGTCCTCAAACAACAGCAAGGAGGTAAGTAATATGGGCGGATCGCCAAAAATTAGTGGTGGAATGACCTATGATGAGCAGAAGAAACTCTTAGCTGAAGAGCGCGAGTTTCAAAAACAACAAGAAGAAGAGCGTCGTAAAGCTGCTGAAGATGCTGAAACAAGAAGAGTTGCAAGAGAATCAGTAGAAAGATCCAGACTTAAAGCTGAAGAAGAACGAGCCGTTCAAGAAACAACACAAGCAGAACAAGAAGCTGTTCTAGAAGCTCAGGCTCAAGCCGAAGAAAACCAAACACAAGGTATCCAAGGTACTAATGTTCGCGCATTAGATTTTTATTCCTCATTATATAATGGTATGAACAACCAGTAAGGAGCTATCAATGACAGGTAATCTAGTTGATCGCTTCCGAATGCTGGATGCTATGCGAACATCTAAGCTTTATCGGACAAGACTTTGTTCTGCCCTAACAATTCCTAGTCTTCTTCCCCCTGAAGGGTGGACTGAAGAAATGGAATTACCACAGCCAACATCTTCTGTTGGTGCTAGAGGAGTTACTTCTTTAGCAAGCCGAATGCTTTCGGCAATGATGCCTTTAAATGATACTCCATTCTTTAAGTTTGGTCTGCGATCTGGTGTAGAACCAACCGCAGAAATTGGTCAATATTTAGAAACAATGAGTTATCAGGTTTACCGAAAGCTTATTGGTACTAATTTGCGAGAAACAATTTATCAAGCTATCCAAAACTTAATTGTTGTTGGTGATTGCTTGGTACATGAGATGGATGATTTTAAATTCCGTGTTACTCGCTTGGATCAATATGTTGTTCAACGAACTGTAACTGGTGATGTAAATGAAATCATTCATATTGAATATGATCTCATTGATCCTGAAGTAATAACTAATAATTATTCTTTACCACAGTCAGCAAGAAAAGGATATAAGACAACTTATTGCCAGTATCTAAAGGAGGATAATGTATGGAAGTACAAGAAAGAAGACTCCGATGGTTCAGTACTAGCGGAAGGTGTCTACGAAGTTTGTCCTGTAACGGTCCTACGGTGGTATGGCATACCCGGAGAAAACTACGGAAG